TATTAAAAATGGGCTCATTAGGTTTCGTAGAAACCAGACTTTATTTTTGGAACAATTAAAGTACTTTCCCAAGGCCAGCCATGATGATGGGCCCGATGCTCTGGAGATGCTCTTCAATCTTATTAACAACGGCTTTAATGGACCCCGCATCCGCCGCGTTACCTAACCGGCCACTACTCGCCGTAGGGGCAACTATCAAGGTATTGCGTTTGAGTGCTTTGCCCGCTTCACGGGCAATGCAGTACTGGCTCCACGCCTAGTGGTTTATTAATTAAATGTATTTTTATTTTATAGGAGTTTATCGTGACCGATCCTTTCAAAAGTCATGCAACGGCCCTTACCAGTCCGGCGCGTAAGGGTTTTTCCGTAACGCCAAATGATTCGGCAGATCTTTCTGTAACTTGTCGAGCTTTATTCGTAGGTTCCGCTGGAGATGTTTCTGTCATTCTTGCTGACGATTCTTCTTCTGTTGTTTTTAAAAATGTTCCAGCGGGAACCGTTATGCCCATTTCCGTTAAACGGGTGGAAGCTACGCTTACTACTGCAACCGATATTTTGGGGCTCTACTAATGGAAATCGGATTTGGGATGGGTTTAACATCTTTTTGCGGAAAAGCTTCCGGGCCTTTCGCAGACCCCCTATTCACACAACTATTGCTTCACCTTGATTCGGATTTTTCAGACTCGTCATTAGGTGATAGAACACCGACGCTGGTCGGTTCGCCCACGGTAAGCAGTGTTCAAAAAGTATTTGGTGCAAAATCATATCTTTCAACGCCTTCGAATACGGCTAATTTTTCAGCGAGCACTGACTTTAATTTGGGAGACAGCGTTCCTGCACAGGTAAGTTTTCGGGTTTGGAGTGATCCGGCAAGGGCTGACGATGAGGTTTATTTTGCTACTCACTCATGGAGCGGCAATGGTTACTTGTTGGCGGTTAATCATACAGATTCCAAACTGAGATTTTCGTCAAACTCAACATTGAAAGCTTCGTGGGATTATACCTTCCCAACAAGTACCTGGATTGCATTGAGGTTCAACCATGATGGGGCCGGGACCTATCGTTATTATGTAAATGGGATTTTATTGGCGGCTGTATCAGGAGTGTCACTCACAGATTCAACCAACCCATTTTTCGTAGGGGCACGAACTCCCAATGTAACGGGCTTGACGGGTTATATGGATGAAGTGCTATGGGAAAAGCACGCCGATCTGGTCGTGACCACCTCTGCCACCTATGATGTAGAAATCGCACCCTGGGTAAACCCGTAAGAGAAACACTTGAATATCCCGGTCAATGACCCGTTGCTTGCAACGGGTTTTTTTAATTCTCTAAGGGAGAAAACTAAAATGGCTACCAATACCCTGAATGCATTCCTGGAACCCTCGGATGAAGCAAACGATATGAGAGAAACGTTTCCAGTTCCCGAAACTCCAGACGACTTCAACGAACCCTTTATTAAAAGGCTGGTTAAACAGCAGGAAGAGTTAAACCGGTTCAGGGATATCTGCAATCCTGGAATCTCTTATGGCTTTTGCCAATACTGGTAAACGTCATGGCTCCGTTAATAATATTTTAATGTTGAGAATATGAAAATTATCGACTGGTTCAAAAATATCCAGAAAAAAGAAAGCGCGGTCACCCGAGCCATGACTTTGTGGCTACCTGCGGGGCAGGGGGTTTCCAGCAAAACCGATTACGCTTCTTTGGCGAAAGAGGGATTTACGCAGAATAGTGTTGTGTTTTCGTGTGTTAAGGAGATTGCCTCGGCAAGTGCTGGCGTGCCCTGGCTTTTGTTCCGCCAATTGCCGGATGGGAAGCGGCAGGAGGTCTTGCGCCATCCCTTGCTTGATTTAATCAATCGGCCCAATCCACTTCAGGGAAAATATGAACTGATCGAATCGGTGGTCTGCCATCTTTATCTTTCCGGCAATACTTATATGGAGTGTGTTGGTCCACAGGATGGCGGATTTTCTTCCAGCAGTTCGCCTAAAGAGCTTTATATTCTGCGGCCTGATCGCATGAAGATCATTCCTGACCCGGTTCATTATATTGGCGGCTATGAGTACTGCGTATCGGGCCGCAAGGTGGAGTTTTCTCGTGATCGTATTTTACATTTGAAACTATTTCACCCTCTCGATGATTGGTATGGTTTATCGCCAATTCAGGTCGCGGCACTGGCCATTAATAAGCTCAACGCTGGGGATAAGTGGAATGCTTCCCTGTTGCAGAACGCGGCGGTTCCCTCCGGGGCGCTGACCTGCAAGCAACGCTTGACGGATGAACAATTCGACCGTTTGAAAACCGAAATGCGGCGACAGATTCAGGGAGTCAGCAACGCCCGCGAACCCCTGCTTTTGGAGCAGGATCTGGAATGGAAGGAGCTTGGAATTTCTCCCAAAGATATGGATTGGATTGAAGGTTTAAAGTTGAGCGCGTTGCAGGTGGCGCAAGTATTTAATGTTCCGCCGGAACTGGTGGGACTGGGTCCCGCTACATACCAGAACCGGAAGGAAGCGCGGAAGGCTTTATATACCGAAGTGGTTTGCCCGTTTCTCAGTCGCCTTCGCGATGGTTTAAATAATTGGCTGGTACCGCGTTTTGGCGAAGACCTGGTTTTGGATTATGACAAGGACGGTATTGAGGCGTTGTCCGAAGATCAGGAAGCGTTGTGGAACCGTGTAAACCAAAGTGAATTTTTAACGGTAAACGAAAAACGCCGCATGGTTGGGTTTGATGATGTGTCTGGCGGAGACCTGCTTTCGTTGAACCGTGATGTTAACCCAAGTTCTGAAAGTGAATTACATGAAAGAAATTAAATCGTTTCCTTTTAAGCTGGATGCGCTAAACGATGCCGGGGAGTTCTCCGGTTATGCTTCCACTTTTGGTTCTGTCGACCTGGGTGGGGACGTGGTGGAAAAGGGAGCTTATAAAAAAACCCTGAAGGAAAGCCAGGGGCGCATCCCCATTCTTGATCATCACGATCCCACCCGGCAGATTGGCTGGAATGTCGAAGCGTATGAAGATGCACGCGGTTTGTTTGTGCGCGGATTGCTTGACCTCAATGTCAAAGCCGCACGGGAACGCCACAGCCTCATGAAAATGGCGCAGAGCATCGGTGGGCGCACGGGACTTTCCATCGGATTCCGGACGATCAAGGATGAACCGGACCGGAAGCGCCCTGAAATTCGCCGGTTGAAGGAAATCCAACTTATGGAATATAGCGTTGTCACGTTTCCCATGAACCTGCAGGCGGGAGTGGTTAGCGTGAAGGCGAAAGAACAACTGATCGACCAGTTTTTGCAAAGCGCCGTGGGGTTGGATAAACGGCAGGCGCAACTGGCAATCACTAATTTAAAATCACTCCTGTCCAAAAGTTGTGAGCCGGGTATTGTTGCCCACTCGGGTGAGATGGGAGCCGAGCTTCCGGTGAGGAATTGGGAGCCATTGCGGCTTTCCCTCCGCCGGCTTTTAAGCACTGTAAGGGGAGCCGAAAATAACCTGAATCGTTAATTTTAGACCCTTCTCAGGCCAAAATATATCGAGTTTGTTCCTTATTATATAGGATGCTCTCGAAAAGGCTTGGGTGAGGGTCTTTTTTATTGAAGGAGATTGAAATGGAAGAGATTAAACAACTTGTTGAAGAACTCAACCAGGCGTTTATGGAGCATAAGACCAAAAATGACCAGCGTTTGGTAGAAATTCAAAAAAGAGGCTATGCCGACCCGATTCTTGAGGAGCAGGTCAATCGTGTGGCAAAAGAGATTCAAAACCTGACCGAAGTCAAAGAGCGACTTGAACGGGTAGAGACCAAACTCGAACGGCCCGTTTTAGGCGGGAAGGAGAGCGAGAAAACAGACCCGCTTGCCCTGGAAAGAAAAGAGGCAGTGATCCATTACCTCAGAAAAGGTGAAGGACTTTTAACTCCGCAGGAAGTAAAACTTCTGGCAAGCGACAGCGACCCGGATGGCGGATATTGGATGACTTCGGAAATATCTGACCAGGCTATTAAAAAAGTTTATGAAACTTCGCCCATGCGCAATATTGCCACCGTCGAAACTATCTCAACGGATGCTCTGGAAATTCCGGAGGACCTTAATGAAGCTGACAGCGGGTGGACATCGGAACGGTCTGCACGCACTGAAACCAATACTCCACAGATTGGCGTGCGGAGAATTCCCGTTCATGAGCTTTATGCAATGCCTAAAGCAACGCAGACCCTGCTGGATGATTCGCGTATTGATGTGGAGTCCTGGCTATCGATGAAAATTGCCGACAAGATGGCGCGTATAGAAAATTCCGCATTCATCAATGGCGATGGTATCGGAAAGCCGCGTGGCATATTGACTTACTCCGCAGGGTCAACGAACCCCGGCCAGGTACAACAGATCAACTCCGGAAATGCCACTGCATTGACTGCCGATGGCCTGCGTTCATTATTTTACGTCCTGAAGGGCCCTTATATTCCCAACGCCAAGTGGTTGATGTCACGAAGTGCTATTGAAGAAGTTTCCAAGCTGAAAGATTCTTCCGGCTCGTATATCTG